TGTCAAAGAGCGTATCAGTTGACGCGCTGGGCGTTTACATACCCGAGCCGTTAACGATCTGTGCCCCGAGTTGATTTGCATAATGCCGACATCATAAGAACGAACGGCCGAGCAATTCTTGTAAGTAGGTGCCGGCGATAGCACACAGTTGGTGTGGTCCAATCCTTTGCGGTAGTTCCAGCCAATGGCTTGTGCAATCCCTCGGGACTCACGCCAGCAGATTCTGTCGGCCCATTCAATGGGGAGTTTGTGTTTACGGAATAGGTCGTGCCACTGGGGGCATTTCCAATCGGGTGCAGCTGATGCTTGCACGGGCGGGATAGATACGGTGAGTACTGCGAGGCAGAGCAATGCACGTTTAATCAACCTTCTCAACTTTGGTAGGCGACCCCCACACTTGCCCACGACAGCGCCTAGTGGCAACGGTGGTGCGAATGATCAGGTCAGGATTATGAATGTCGCGAAAGACTTGGACTAGAACTAGCCCGTCCTCTGAGCGTAGTTCCTCGTACAGGTAGGTGGGTATCAGTCCCATAGGTCCTCATCTTCTACCTGCCAGTTGTAGGGGCGGTGGTGGTAGGGCCTTGGGTTCTTGCTGGCGTCGTACATGGCTTGCAGTAGGCAGCCAAAGAAGATGCACAGGGGCACGGAAACGAAGAAGATGTTCATGGGATGGCGACCCAGACGATTGCAGCGTTGCCAGATCGGGTGTTGCGTCGAAGGCCTGAATCCTCAAGCCAACCGTCACGAGCAAGCGTGTTGATGGCTGGGGTTGCTGACTGAACAAGCAGTTGCAAGACGACGCACAGCTCGTCGCAGGTCAGACCGCCTCGTAGAACAATCTCCTCGTAGATGGCGCGTCGTTGGGAGCCTGTGCGCCCTAACGCCCGTCTAGCGGCTTCCTGTGACGTCTCCTGAGGTCCTGAGCGTGTGACGTTGCGGTCAACTGGCGGGCGGTTTATGCCGGCGAAGAGTGGAAGGTCATCGAATCCCATGTCAGTACCCCAAGTCTCGGAAGGTGTCCATGATGCAGGCAACGTATCGGGCGTCTTCGCCGATTTGTTCTGCGATTTCGTATGACGTGAATCCAGCCCAGAATCCCTCGAGGATCTGTGAGTGGGGCTTGTCCATGTTCAGCAGGTGCTGCTCGCATTCGAGCTCTGCTGGTGTCATTTCTTTGAGCATTGTGTTTCTCCTATGTAGGCGGGGCGGGCACCCCGTGTGTAAACACAGTAGCGAGCGTGTAAACACATGTCAAGCACCCCGAGGGGGCGGGGGCAGGATCGGGGAGAAACATCGACCCCACCCCCTAATCTCGCGGGCGATGTCCCGTCGCCGGCAAGAGTCCTATGGCTTAGGTAGCGCTCTCCAAGCAGCCTCAAACGCGTCAGCAGCAGCTGCGTCATTCCCCCAAGTGTTGTCAAGTTCCACGTGCAACCACTTGCCCCCAATGGAGCCAGCGTTATCCGACGCAGTAAACACCTTGACGCCTTTCATACCCTCGCCACGGCTGCAGCGATAGCCACGGCCGTATTTTCCGAAGCTGTATTGATGATTCTCGGACAAGCGAAGTTCCTTGGAATACTTGACCAGCCACAAGAAAGCCTCCTCGAGAACCTTGGGATCTGAATGGCCGCAGTCAACCGCCCACCCCGTCGCATGCGTCGACAAGGCGCCCTTGGCCTGAGGATTGCGGACGGGACGATTCGCATAGATACCAAGATTCTTAAAACCCCATCGCCGGCCCATTAACGAAATAAGACGCTCAACAACTGGCGAGGCTTTCTTTCCGTCATAAGACGGGAAATACAAATACTTACGGGGCATTGGTTGGCTCCTTTGGCTTGGACTTAAGACCGTTAGCGGAGAGAACGCCAGCCAGCGAACCTGTCATGAATACACACAGCGTGGATACCAGATCAATAAACGCGGCGTCATTGGGTGATTGGTTGATTATCGGCTGGGTAATAAAAATCAATGCGTACAGCATTGAGAGCACCGACGCTGCAAATACTACGGCCAATGTGATGCCGATGATGAAGATCAGACGTGCGTGAATTTCCTCGGGCGTGTGGCGCTTGTCAGGGTGTTGTCGTACTGATGGGGGCATTGATCAAGTCCTTTGTGCATGTGCCTGATGGTTCACAGATTGGGGGGTTGCACTCTGCGGTCTCCCAGTTGGCTGGGTCTTGGCAGGGGTACCGGTATGACCCGTCGTAGCCACAGCTACTCAGCAGAATTATCAGCGGGAGCAGACGCTTCACTGGGCCTCACAAGGGGAGAGGGAGGGTCAATGTCATGTTCCCAATAAACGAGAACGCCATCTGCAAGTGCCCATCCATTGTCAAACCCTGCTTCTGCAAGCAGCTCAAGTGCTTCTGCGTGTGTCATGCGGAGACCTCCATAAGTGTGAAGCTGCTGAAGCTGTTATTGGCACTGTGCTCTACTGCTGCACCGTTAAAAAAGTTGGCCATTTCAAGCGTGTAGGTCACAACTGCTGAAGAGTTAGGACTGTCAAGAATTGTGATTGGAGAGGTCCCAATGTTGACGATTGTTGTACCTGTAAACAAGACAGCAACCTGACTGGCAATCGTCACCCCGTTTCTTTTAAGAACTAAGTTGACGCCGTTTGATGCGTTTGCACCAGTCTTGGCAATTGAGGAATTGCTCATAACCAACACTTTGTTGCTGTTGGACTGTGGCGTAATCGTCAGACGGAAGACCTCCGTGTAGGCGCTGCTTGCAACAGAAACGACTGTTGTCGTCGAAGTGCTAGCGACCTGCAAGACACGGAAAGCACCTCGAAGATTGTTGACCTGTGAAGCGGTCAGGACGTTTCCCGCGCCAAAGGACGCTGGAAGATTGGTTGGTGTTGCCATGGTTAAAATCCTAACTCTGGGTGGTTACTTCTAGAAGGCATAAAGAGCCAGCTTGTTTTGATCCAGTACGCCATAGTCTGCGCTGTCCAAGATGAAGTATGGGTTTGCCTCAGCAGATGACAAGTAGTAAGTAACGCGAGTCTGCTCGGGGGTGGCCGTCATAGTCGCACCTTCAATACGAGCTGGGACTGTTGTGCCGCGAAATTGAATTTGTGTTTTGTACGCCGGTAGGAAGCAAAAAATGTTGGAGTTAAGGCTGTCAATGTTCGTCCCGTTTTGCCCTTGAGAAGCCACAGAAACGGCATTGGGAGAAACAACCTGATCGTCTACCGATGCAAGGAAATAGTTTGCAAGCTCGACGGACTGGTCTGTGGTGACCGCGTATGTTTCCAAGACAAAACTGCGAAACGGAGCGCCGCCAACATAGGCAACCTGATCAGCCAAGAGTGGGGCTGTAGTGACGACTCTGGTGATGTAGTTGTCGGCAAGGGTGTCAAATTCCAAAACGTCATAGATGGCGTTGGTTGCGTTGTTGGATACGTCAGAGAATTTTGCGGTGGTCACCAAATCAGTTGCGTTTGATGCAATGTAAATGCTGCCTCTGCGGTTGGCGTCGTCAACTGCTACACGCGGAGCCCCGTCAATTAGGCGCCCTTGGACCGTGTTCATAAAGTTCTGCAACCAGCTAGTTAGCGGACCTTCAGTTGCCACAGCCTTCACTGGTTCGCTTGTTAGGTTGCCATTCCAGTTAAGACCGTATTGGTTTGCAACTTGTGTCAATTGTCCGTTTGCCAAGTTGGTTGACGGCGTAAACCCGTTGCCCTCGGTGCGTCCCCATAAGCCTAAAGCGCCCTCACCATTAATGGTCAGCAGGTCGGCCTCGCCCACGCCTGCGACAAACGGCTTGCCCCAAGTGACGCGGACGTCTTGAATGAACCCAGTCCATGCTGCGGTGGAAGTGTTTCCGGGCGAAAAAAATCTAATTGGCACGTCAACAATTAGGGCAGTGTTTGGCGAGGTGTAGCCATTGGGGTATCGAAATGTAAACGACGCAGTTGATACAGACCAGCTGTCGGTCACCTGCTTTCTGCCGACAGTGCAGTCCAAAGCAACTAGCTCAGGAATCTCCACCCATGCAGATCCGCTGAAGTACTCAACTTTGTAATTGCTAAAAAGGCTCATCGTTTAATTTTGATCTGGGCGGGCAGGGAGCCGTTCTGACGTGAGTACTTGACAAGAGCGTCTACGACCGCCTGAGGATCTGCTCCACTGACATTGATAGTCACGTTGTTACCCACTCGAGCAGCGTTGGCTTGGTTAAGTAAACCCATGTCCCCTGCAATCGCTGACTCGCCGAGAGCTGCGCCGGCGGTGTCTATTGAGCTGAGGTCGGCGTTCAAAGATGCAACGGTCATGCCACCTGTGCCGGCAAGAAGATCGGCGGCAACTTGAGAACCAGCCACAGGGCCGAGGTTCATCAGCTGTGCAAGACCTGACTTTCCAAGACCGATCGCAATGAGTTGCTGGAGTTGCCCACCAAATTTCTTGGCTGCTGCAATCTGTTCCGCAAACGCTTGGGAGTAAGTCTTGCGCTGAGCCTGTGCAGTGTTTAATCCTGCTTCAGCCTTTGCAACGCGCTCGGTCGCATCGGCCATTTGTTCTGTTGTGTAGACGCCAGATTGCTGGAGTTTGTTAAGAGCTGCATAAGCATCCATGCGCTCCTTAAGAGCGTCTTGGTATGTCTTCTCTGAATCTGTAGCGCCTGACACCGCGTTGCTCAACGAGACCCAGCCCCTTACTGCGTCAGCAAGTCCACTGGCGTAATCACGCAGAGATTGCTTAGCGTTCTCAATTGCTTTCTTCGTGGCTTCAAACAAACTCTTAGCGGCTTGTCTTGCTTTATCTGATGCGGCCTTGGCTTTCTCTGCTGCTGCAATGCCTGCTGCTTCAGCTTGGCGAGCCTTGTCGCCAGCCTCACGGGCCTTGTCGATCTGATTCTTTAAGTAACCGGTCTCTTCTGCTGCTTTGTTGGTGGCGTTTGCATAATCATTCTGGGCCTTTGTTGCATTTCTAACCGTGATTCCAAGACCGACAAGTGCGGCGGCACCAGCGATGGCTGTGGCGATACCGACACCTGTAGCAATTTGAACGGCAAAACCTGAAATAGCGAGAGCTGTGTTTGCTGCTGTGGTGATGGCAGCAATACCGTTGTAAACCACCATTGCGGCTTTTGCTGCGAGCAGAGCAACCGCAAGACCGCCGACACCAAGCCCGAAAGCAATCACTAATGGGGTGTTCTCTCTGACGAAAGTGGCAGCCTTTTGAAGACCTTTGGCAAACTCAGCAAGGTACGGCACCAGTGCCAAGCCGATTGTTTCCTGTGCGTCGTCAAGAGCGATCTGCATCTTTTTAAGACCGCCCGCTGCGGTGTTAGCAGCTGCGTCTGATGCGCCTCCAAAGTTCCCTTCAAGAATCTTGAGCACGTCTGAGAAGTCAGCGCCGTTCTTGATGGCGGTCTTAAGTTCTGGCGACAAAGCTGCGAGAGATCGCATGTTGCCTGAGAACCCACGTGAGAGCGCCTGAGAAACTGACCCCAAATCCATGCCAGTTGCTGCTGACACGTTTAATGCGACCTTGAGTAAACGCTGGGCATGGCTCAGGTCCTTAGTCGCGGTGACCAAAGTGGACAGGGCCGGACGAAGCTCGTCATCCGACACGGCCGCGGTGTACTGCAACTGGGCCACGAAATCCTCGTTGGCATTTATCTGTGCAGTCGTCGCGTTCGTTGAGTTGTTGATCTGTGTCGCCAGTTTTTTCATGGCTAGTTCTTCATCTGCCGCAGCCTTGGCAGCAGACAGACCTGCAGCGGCAAGACCCGCTACTGCGGCAGCAGCTGGGAGCGCTGCCTTGCGAATTGCAAACGATGCCTTCTCTCCGTTGGTTTTAAGGCTTTCAAATTCTTTGATGGCACTCTTAATGCCTTTGAGGTTGGCGTCTGCGACGATGTTAAGAATGATGCTCATTTGGGCGTGACCTTTAGGTTGCGGTTTACGGCGTTGCCAACCTTCTCAACGATGTCAAGCATGCCCTGCTGGATTTCGCCTTCGTGGCGTTGAAACGCTGGGTACATGATGCGAGAGGGCTTGCCGTGCTTTTCTGCAAGACGATCACCGAGCACGTTTTTATTGCTGCGGCCAGCCATGTCGTAAACCGTGTTAGCCATGCCCTGCCACTTGACCGAGAAGACCGCAAGGTTGCGGACGATGCCGGCAAACTCCTTGGGCTTCTTTGCACTAACGGCTTGCTTGACCATGGTCATTGCTGCGGACCCATTCCATGGGAAAAGTTGGTAGCCACGTTGCGTTACCCACTTGCGACCCATACCAGAGATTGGCGGGTCTTTTGGAATTTCACTACGGATGTCAGCCACCAGCGGATTGGTGAGCTGCTTAAAGTCTTTGGTGATTTGTAAACGCAAACGGCGGTCCACGCGGGACAGTTCAGAGAGCGCTTGCTTGAGTCCGTGGACCTCGTAGTGCATCTCGACTGTCATTGCTTGCGGCTTTCGTTTAGGACTTTGACAACGGTCGCTAGATCGTTGGTGTCGAAGT